AATATATAACGCAAATCCCAATTTAAAAGCGATTGGTGTAGAAGTAAATTATACACCTGAACAGATTCAAGAATATATTAAGTGTAAAACTGATTACATTTATTTTATTGAAACATACTGTCAGATCGTTACACTTGATAGAGGGCTGCAACCATTTAAACTCTACGAGTGTCAAAAACGCAAATTAAAAATCATTCATGAGAATCGTAAAGTTATTCTTATGGAAGGTCGTCAGCAAGGTAAAACTACCACCTCTGCTGCTTATATTCTTTGGTATACAATTTTTCAAGACGCAAAGAATGTGGCTATTCTAGCCAACAAAGCTACTGCTGCTCGTGAAGTTCTTGCTCGTTATCAGGTTATGTTTGAAGGTTTACCAATCTGGTTACAGCAGGGTGTTAAATCGTGGAACAAAGGAGATATTGAACTTGAGAATGGATCTAAAGTTTTTACTGCTGCAACATCTGCTTCAGGTATCCGTGGTAAGTCTGTTAATTTGTTATATGTCGACGAAGCGGCAATTATACCTAATACTGTTGCTGAGCAGTTTTTCGCTTCTGTTTATCCTACTATCTCTGCAGGTGAAACTACAAAAATTCTTTTGAGTTCAACTCCGCTTGGTTATAATCACTTCTGGAAATTCTGGAACGATGCTGATAACAAGCGTAATGGTTTCGTAAATCTGTTTATTCCATACTGGGAAATTCCAGGTCGTGATAAAAAATGGGCTGATGAACAGCGTGGTATTCTTGGCGATCTTAAATTCAATCAAGAGGTTCTTTGTAAATTCCTTGGTTCTGCTCTTACACTTATCAATTCTGATGTAATTGGTAATATGTCACCAACATATCCAATCTATTCTAAAGATGGTTTAGATGTTTATGAAGAACCAGTTTATGAAATAGAAACTGAAGAATACGACGACTTTGGTAAACCAAAATTTAAACCACCACATTCTTATGTTTTAATTGCCGATGTGGGCGCTGGTATTGATGGTGACTATTCAGCATTCTCGGTCATTGATATTACAACTGCTCCATATAAACAGGTAGCCAAGTTTAGAAAAAACGATGTATCTCCACTATTATATCCAAACTTTATATACAAAGTAGCCAAAGAATACAATAATGCCTATATTTTAATTGAGATAAATATAAGTGAGCAAGTTGCTAATATTCTACATAATGAACTAGAGTATGAAAACCTACTATTTGTGAATAGAAATGCTCAAGGTCAAACGATCTCGGGTGGTTTCGGTGGTGGTCGCACTCAGTTGGGTGTAACAACCGATAGGAAGGTTAAACGAATTGGTTGTATGAACTTTAAGAGTATGGTTGAGGAGCAGAAATTACTGATTCCTGATGCTGATACGATTTCAGAAATTACAACTTTTATAGAATCAAAAGGTTCATACGCTGCAGACGATGGATACAATGACGACCTAGTTATGACACTGGTTCTATTTGGTTGGCTAACTACCCAGCCATATTTTAAAGATTTAAATGATATCAATCTCAGAGAATTGATTTATAAAACTCGAATCAAAGCGATTGAAAATGAATTAACCCCATTTGGGTTTATAGCAGACGGCCAAGGTTCTGAGGAAAGACCTCTTTTGAACTTCTAAAAAGCGGAAAAAACTAAATAATTTGGTGAATGCTTAACTTCAATGGCACAAACAAATAACATGTACATGTAACAAGGAGAATTACAATGCCTTTTCAACTTAGTCCAGGTGTTGCAGTCGTAGAAAAAGATTTCTCATCGATCATCCCAGCAGTAAGTACTTCTACTGGTGCGTTCGCTGGGTCATTCCCATGGGGTCCAGTTTTAAGTCCAATTACAGTCTCTTCTGAGAATCAATTGGTAAAACAATTCGGATTTCCTAACGATTCCAACTTCCAATCTTTCTTTACAGCAGCTAACTTTTTAGCATATTCGAACAATCTCTTGTTAGTTCGTGCCGATTCTGCTAGTGCTAAAAATGCTGTTCATATTCAATCTGGTAGTGTTTCAACTATTTCTGTTGGAACTGCTGGTAGTGGTTATACTTCTACTGCTACTCCTCCAGCTGTAACAATTTCTGCACCAGACGAATCTGGTGGTATTCAAGCTACTGCTACTACTGTAATTTCTGGTGGTGGAGTTACTGCCATTTCTGTAGGTTCTGGTGGTACTGGTTATACTGGCACTCCAACAGTAACTATTACTCCTGCTGCTGGAGACACTGGTTCAGGCGCAACTGCTACTGTTACACTTTCAGGTGGCGCTATTGCTTCTTTTACAATTACTGCTCCTGGTAGTGGATATAAGAAAACCCCTACAATAACAGTAAGTGGAACTGGAACTGGATTTACTGTTGGTTCAGTAACATTGGCAACTTCTTCAGTAACTGGTATTAACATTGTTACTGCTGGTACTGGATATGCTCAGGCTCCAACAATTACTATCGCTGCTCCACCAAGTGGAACTACAGCTTTAGCGACTTCTACTATTACTACTGCTGGTGTTAAAATTAACAATGGTCAAGATTACTTAAACAACTACAGCACTGGCGCTGGTGTTGTTGGCGAATTCGCTGCTAAGTATCCAGGAGCATTAGGTAACGGATTATTAATCTCTTACGCTGACTCTACAACTTATTCAACATGGGCATACAAAGGACAGTTTAATTCTGCTCCAGGTACTTCTGCTTATGCTGCTTCTGTTGGTGGATCTCTTGATGAGTTACATGTTGTTATCGTTGATAGCACTGGTGTTTGGACTGGAACTCCAGGAACTATTTTAGAAAAATTTGGTTATGTTTCTAAAGCTGCTGATGCTATGAATAGCAATGGTGTAAATAATCACTACAAAAATGTAATCAACTCTTCATCAAATTATATTTGGTGGATGGATTATCCATCAGGTAACTGGGGCGCATATGCTTCTGGTGTAACTTTTGCTGCTGCTCCATCCGCTGCTGCTACTGGTTATACACTCTCTGGTGGTATTTCTGATTACAACTTAACTGACTCATACCAACAAGCTGCTTATGCATTGTTTACTAATGCTGAGTTGTATGATATTAGTTTATTAATGGCAGGTGCTGCTGATTCAACTACTGCTAATTATATCTGTGGTATTGCTGATAGTCGTAAAGATTGCGTAGCATTTATTTCCCCACAAGATGTTTCAGCAGGTGGTCCAATTGTTGGAAATACTTCAACTCAAACTACATCAATCGTTGCTTACCGTAACGCAGTAAATTACTCTGGCTCATATGCTGTAATGGACTCTGGTTACAAATATCAATACGATCGCTACAATGACAAATATCGTTATGTTCCATTAAATGGCGACATCGCTGGTTTGTGCGCTCGTACTGATCAAACTAATGACGCATGGTGGTCTCCAGGTGGTTATACTCGTGGACAAATCAAGAATGTTGTTCGCCTTGCTTATAACCCAGATTCAACTAATCGCGATACATTATATCAAGCAAACGTAAACCCAGTTGTTTCCTTCCCAGGAAATGGTGTTGTTCTCTACGGAGACAAAACTATGCAGACTAAACCAAGCGCATTTGATCGTATCAATGTTCGTCGCTTGTTTATCGTTCTTGAGAAAGCAATTGCTATCGCTGCTAAGTATCAACTATTCGAATTCAACGACAGCTTTACTCAAGCGCAATTTACAAATATGGTTCAACCATTCTTGCGCGATGTTCAGGGTCGTCGTGGTATTACTGACTTCGTTGTTGTATGTAACTCAAGCAACAATACAGCTCAGGTAGTTGACTCTAATCAGTTCGTTGCCGATATCTACATTAAGCCAGCTCGTTCTATTAACTTTATTCAACTTAACTTCATTGCTGCTAGCACTTCTGCTAACTTCACTGAAATTGGTGGTTAATTAAAGATAAATAGATAAACTAAGGAGATAATCAAATGGCAAATATTGCTGATTTTAAAGCCCAATTAACTGGTGGTGGCGCACGCCCAAACCAGTTTATGGTTAATTTACAATTCCCTGGATTCGTAACTCTTGGTGCTCTTGCTGGTCTACAAGGTCAATTCTTGTGTAAAGCAACAACTTTACCAGCTTCAACATTAGAAAACATTGCGATGCAGTACCGTGGTCGTGCTGTTAATTTTGCTGGCGAGCGTACATTCGAACAATGGTCTGTTACTATTTACAACGACACTTCTTTCAATATCAGAAATGCTTTTGAAATTTGGTCAGATGGTATTCAAAATAATTCGACTACTTTAGGTCGTACTAATCCAAGAGATTACCAAGTTGATATGTCTGTAAATCAGTTAGATCGTTCAGGTGCTTTTGTTAAGACTTACAATTTCACTGATGCATATCCAATTAGCATTGGTGCTATTGGTTTGGATTATGAAACAACCAATCAAATCGAAACTTTCGATGTGACATTCCAATACAATTACTGGACTTCCAATACTACAACTGGTGGATCTGCTGTTAGCGTTACTGCTGCAGTTAATACACCAATTGGAACATTCCCAATCTAATCCATCTGGGTTAGATTTTTTACTTGAGGTTATATAATGGCTGAGTTATTCGGTTTTGAGATTAAACGCAAAAAGGAGAGGGAATTACCTTCAGTGGTAATCCCTACTCCAGATGATGGTTCTACTGTAACCACATCTGTCAACGCAGGAGCATATTATTCTCTTGTTGTTGACATGGAAGGTATTGTTAAAAACGAAAACGACCTTATCCGTCGTTATCGTGAAGTCGCTCAATATGCCGATTGCGATACTGCGATCGATGATATTGTTAATGAAGCGATTGTTGTTGAAGAAGATGTAGAAGCTGTAAAAATTATTGCTGATGACATTAAAGTTTCTGATAGTATCAAGAAAAAGATACGAGAAGAATTTGAAAATGTTATGATGTTATTAAGATTTCCTGATAAAGGACATGACCTTTTCAGACAGTGGTATATTGATGGAAGAATTTACTTCCACATTCTTATTGACGAGAAAGATCCGAAACAAGGTATTCAAGAATTAAGACCTATCGATCCAAGAAAAATTCGTCGCATTAAGAATATTAGAAAAGATAAAGATGGTAAAGGTGTTGAAGTTGTAGTTGGTATTGAAGAATACTACATCTATAATGACAAAGGAATTACAGAACAAACAACACAGGGTATCCGTTTAACTGTTGACTCTGTGTTATATTGCGGTTCTGGTATGGTTGATGCTAACACTGGAATGATGTTATCTTATTTGCATAAAGCAATTAAGCCAGTCAATCAACTTAAGATGATCGAAGATGCTGTAGTTATTTACCGTATCTCTCGTGCTCCAGAGCGTAGAATATTTTATGTTGATGTGGGTAATCTGCCAAAGATTAAAGCAGAACAATATGTTAATGATTTAATGAATCGTTATCGTAATAAAGTTACATACGATGCTAACACTGGCGAAGTCCGTGACGATCGTAAGTTTCTTTCGATGCTTGAAGACTTTTGGATGCCTCGTCGCGAAGGTGGTAAGGGAACAGAAATTACTACACTTCCAGGTGGTCAAAACCTTGGTGAAATCCAAGACATCCAATACTTCCAAGAGAAATTATATCAGGCGCTTAATGTGCCAACAAGCAGACTCAAATCTGGCGATGGTTTCCAGTTAGGTCGTGCTTCTGAAATTAGTCGCGATGAATTGAAATTTACAAAGTTTATCTCTAGATTGCGTAAGCGTTTTACTGCTCTCTTTAATGACGCTTTAAAAGTTCAATTGATTGCTAAAGGTATTATTCGTGAAGACGAGTGGTCAGATATCAAGAAAGATCTGCGCTACGACTTTATGAAAGACAATGACTTTGCTGAGTTGAAAGATGCTGAGATTCTTGCTAATAGAATTCAAGCATTACAACAAATTGAGCCATATATTGGTAAGTTTTATTCAACCGATTGGGTTAAGAAAAATGTTCTGCGTTTATCTGAAGACCAAATCGAAGATATGGATACACAAATCAAGAAAGATGGAGATTACCAATTAAGTAATGCTCAAATGCAAGGTCAAATGGCTGGTATCCAACAAGTTGCTACCAACCAAGAACTTGATAAAGCTGGATTCCTAGATACTGGCGAAGACAAAACAGGAGATAAGAAATGAGTACTCGCGATTTAATTGATGCAATTTACAGCGGAGATGCTACTAGCATTGAAGCAGCGTTTAACCAAACAATGGCTGTTAAAGTATCTGAGAAGTTAGACGATATGCGTTCTAATGTTTCTCAGAACATGTTCGCTTCTCAAGAAGAAGTTGTTGAAGAAGAAAAAGAGTCAAAGGTAAAACCTATGGGAACTCATCCAGGAAACGAGAAAGACGAATTGGATGACGAGAAGTTAATTAAAAAAATGGTTAAGAAGTCTGCTCTTAAAAATGAAGAAGTAGAAAACCTTGACGAAAAGAATTGGATCGCTGGCGCTATCAAACATCCAGGAGCAGAAACTGCAGCAGCTAAAAAAGCTGGTGAGTCTACTCATGAATATGCTGAGAAGCATAAACACGCTACAGGTACTGCAGGAAAGCGTGCTCGTTTGGCATTAACATTGGCTAAATTAAACAAGAAAAAGTAATGACTAAAAGTTATAACTCGTTCCGCAAGCAAGTCCTATCTAATAATGGACTTTCTGCATCATTCACAGTTTATAACTACTATGTTGATATTTCTGAAGAGTTAGATATTTTCGTTGATGGCGACCATGTTGAATATGAAGCGAAGACATTGGAAGAAGCAAGCAATTACGCAAAATCATATATTGAAAACATTAAGTTATTAGAGAATATTGAAACGACAATACCTGAAGAAAAAGTAGCTAGTTATATTAGACAATATCACGATATCGATAAAATTACAGATACCCTTATAGAATCATATATTGAGCTTGCTTCTTCCAATGTTTTTACTATTGATCCAGTTGTTACTGCGATTAAAGAATCTAAGTTGTCAGAATTTTCTGGTAAGTTAGAATACGAATTAGAAGATGGTTCTGTTGTTGCGATTGACGAGTCTACGCAAGAATCGCTAAATATATTATTGAAAGAACACAACGAAGTTGTTGAATATATGCGCGAAAGCAAAGACAACTTTATGAAAATAATAAAAGAACTCGGGGAATAAAATGGCTGTCTTATTTACAACTGTTAAGAATACAAACCAAGAAACAATTATCCACTTCGATACAGTGGCAGCTGAATCTGGTACTATTGCTTTGAACACTCTTGGTTGTTCTACACAAGCATTGACATCTGGTGGAACTCCTACTGTTAATATCGTTAAATTTTTCTCAACTGGAGAACTTGGTGCTGGATTAAGAATTGTTCGTAACAGTAAAAATATTATTGCTTGCGCTCCAGAAAATGCTCCAATGTTGGATTTAAATTCAAATGGATTTTCTGACCACACAAATAATACTTACGATATTGTTGTAACAAATGATGTTGCGAAACCAGTAACTGGTTATCTGGTTCTTCGTAAAGTGTCTGGTTGGGATACAACTGTTGAAAATGCTACTTATGGTGCATACGATGACCCAACTGTAGTTGGTCCAGATAGCAATTCTGGCGCACCAACTGGAACTGGTAGCAATAACGCAGGAGGAGCATTCAGATAATGAAACTAATTAGAGAAGATGTTCACGATACTAAGTTTATCGTAGAAGAAAAAGAAGGAAAGAAGACTCTCTTTATTGAGGGAGTTTTCTTACAATCAGAACTCGTAAATCGTAACAACCGCATGTATAAAGAAGATATTATGGATCGCGAAGTTGGTCGTTACTTGAAAGAGTGTGTTGATAATAATCGTGCCTATGGCGAACTTGGTCATCCAGAAAACCCATCTATTAACTTAGATCGTGTTTCTCATATGATTACTTCTTTACGCAAAGAAGGCACAAATTGGATTGGAAAAGCAAAGATTCTAGAAACACCTATGGGTAACATTGCTCGTGGTTTGTTAGAGGGTGGTGCAAATCTTGGCGTTTCAAGTAGAGCAATGGGATCCCTTCAGGAAAACTCTGATGGCGTTCAGGTTGTTCAAGATGACTTTATGTTGTCTACAGCTGCGGATATCGTAGCTGACCCATCTGCCCCAGACGCATTCGTGCGTGGAATTATGGAAGGCAAAGAATGGGTTTTTGTTGATGGAAAGTTTGTGGAAAAACATATCGAAGAAACAAAACGAGCAATTAAAAAGGTTTCTTCAAGACAATTAGCCGAAACTCAAATTAGAGAGTTTCAAAATTTCCTGAGTAAAATCAGGTAATTTATAAATAATTACATAGAACTTATCCAGTTACAGGAGATAACAAGATGTCAATCGAACAAAAAATCGCTGAAATCCTTGCTGAATCAAAAGCAAAGAAAACAGCACTTTCCGAAGAAGTAAAAGAAATGGGTGCTGAACATGGCGCTAACAATAAAGTTAGAGAGCATGAGTCAGGAAAAGAAGAAAGCCATTTAAAAGGTTTTACTGATGGTCACACTAAAGTTGATGGTATGAATCCTGACAACAAGCGTAATTCTGCTGAAGAGCAAGAAGAAGGCGAAGAAGGAACTAAAGACCACAGCCGTGACAATCCAGCAAACAAACATGCTGAAGCAGCTGAGAAGAGCCACTTAGATGGTTTCGCTGACAAACATGAAGTTCACCATACTACTCCATTCAAGTATGATGATCATATCAATGCTTTGACTAAAGGCGAAAACCTCCCAGAAGGTTTCAAAGAAAAAGCAGCTACAATTTTTGAAGCAGCAGTTATGTCTCGTATTACTGAAGAAACTGCTCGTTTAGAAGAATCTTATGCAGCTCGTCTGCAAGAAGAAGTTGAAAGTATCAAAGAGGGTCTTGTTGAAAAAGTTGATGGATATCTCGGCTATATTGTCGAGCAGTGGGTGCAAGAGAATGAGTTAGCCCTTGAATCTGGTATGAAGTCTGAAATCATGGAGAGCTTTATTGAAGGTATGAAGTCTGTATTTGCTGAACACTATATCGAAGTTCCAGAAGAGAAGTTTGATGTATTGGCAGATTTACAAGAACAATTATCTGAAGTAGCAGCTAAACTTGATGAACAATTAGAAGCAAATGTTGAATTGACTAAAGTTGTTAATGAACAGAAGCGTGTTACAGCTATCGCTGAAACTGCTGATGGATTAACTGATACTGAAGTTGAAAAATTCGCTGCTCTTGCTGAAGAGTTGAGCTACGAAGATTTAGATACATATGCTACAAAATTACAGACTATCCGTGAAAATTATTTTGGTAAATCAAAAGCAGCTGTTTCCACTGTGAAATCTGCTGTTACTGATACACCTGTTGAGCAACTAACTGAGGCAGCACCTATCGATCCTTCTGTTAAGAAGTATCTTGATGTCCTCGACAAATTTAAACAATAAAAAGGAAATAAAAATGTCTACTCAAGACCGTCAAGCCCTATTAAAGAAATGGGCACCAATCCTTGAACATAGCGCAATGCCATCAATCAAGGATAACTATCGTAAAGAAGTTACTGCTGTTCTTTTGGAAAACCAAGAACGCGAAGGCGCAAAGCAAGCAGAAGCATTGTTCGAAACTATCTCTGCTAACAATGGCGGAACTGGTGTCGCATTAGGCGGATCTGGTTCTTCTACTGGTACTGTTGCTGGTTACGATCCAGTGTTGATCAGCTTGGTTCGCCGTGCTGCTCCACAAATGATCGCTTATGATGTTTGCGGTGTACAACCAATGACTCAACCAACTGGCTTGATCTTCGCTATGAAGTCACGCTACTCTGCTCAAAACGGTACTGAAGCATTGTTCAACGAAGCTGATACTGGCTTTGCTGGAACTGGTTCTGCTGCTGGTCATAACCCTGTTTCTGGTAGCTATACTACTGGTACTGGTATGACTACTGCTACTGCTGAAGATTTAGGTGATTCAGGTGGTTCTACTTTCAATCAAATGGCTTTCTCTATCGAGAAAACTTCTGTAACTGCACAAACTCGTGCATTGAAAGCAGAATACACTGTTGAATTAGCACAAGACTTGAAATCAGTTCATGGTCTTGACGCTGAAGGTGAATTGTCTAACATTCTTTCAACAGAAATCCTTGCTGAAATCAACCGTGAAGTTATCCGTACTATCTACAATGTAGCTAAGACTGGTGCTCAAGTTGGTACTGCTACTGCTGGTACTTTTGACCTTGATGTTGATTCAAATGGTCGTTGGTCTGTTGAGAAATTCAAAGGACTCTTGTTCCAAATCGAACGCGAAGCTAATGCGATCGCTCAACAAACTCGTCGTGGTAAAGGTAATTTCATCATCTGTTCTTCAGATGTTGCTTCTGCTTTGGCTATGGCTGGTGTTCTTGACTATGCTCCAGCATTGTCTACTAACTTAAATGTTGACGAAGCTAGCACTACTTTTGCTGGTGTATTGAATGGTCGTTACAAAGTTTATGTTGACCCATTCTCTGCTAACCAATCAGCTACTCAGTTCTTTACTGTTGGCTACAAAGGTACTTCTGCTTTTGACGCTGGTATTTTCTACTGCCCATATGTTCCATTACAATTGGTTCGTGCAGTTGATCCAAATACTTTCCAACCAAAGATTGGTTTCAAGACTCGTTACGGTCTAGTATCTAACCCATTCGTTCAGTTGGACGGCAACAACACTAACCTACAATCTGGTACTAACTACTACTACCGTAAGGTAGCTGTTACTAACTTGATGTAATCTGAGTTTCGGCTTGGTTATGAATTAAGCCGACACGAAGAAGCGGTGTTTAAGGGAGACAGAAATGTCTCCCTTTTTTTCATATAAATAAGTGTATGAGCATAACACTAAAAACCCCAACAAACACAAATCCACTCTCACCGAATGGGTTTAAATTTACAATCGCTTCGCTACCAGAAGTAGAATTCTTCTGTCAGCAAGTTCAGATTCCAGGCATTACATTTGGTGATCCAGTATTGGCCAACCCATTTGCTAATATGCCAATTCCAGGCGACCATTTAACATACGATTTGTTAAAAGTTCGTTTTCTTGTTGATGAGAATATGGACAATTACATTGCTGTATATAACTGGTTAATTGGTTTAGGATTTCCACAAAGTTATCAGCAATATAT